TCCCCATGACTGTGCCATCACCGTGATGGTAAAATCGCCCTCCAATCAACGGAGGGACCCCATGAAATCCATATGCGCTTTTATTTTGCTTTCAGCCGTCATCGCCACGCCCGTATTGGCGGCGAAGAAGCCTGCGGAGACCCGTTGGGCAAAGGAGCCTGACAGTTTCATGGGGCTGCGCTTTGACCAGAAAGTAGATGCGGCCCTGCCTGCCTGTCCTCCCGGTGTCGGCATCCAAAAACAAATGTGCCACGAGCCACCCTACACGAATCTGTACACGGTTCGCGGTGGCCCACCTGTAGGCTTCGGCTACTCTCTCTCTGTTTTTGCTGGCGGGGCTGGAGTCGAGTCTTTTTATCTGACCACCAACAGCGATAACTTTTCGCAGCTAGCGGCGCTATTCACCACTAAATACGGCGCCCCGCTGAGCAGTACCAGCGAGATCGTCAAAACTAAAGGAGGCGCCTCTTTCACCAATGAAACACTTTCGTGGCGCGGATCGAAGGTCAGCATCACGATCCAGAAGTTCGCGGGAGACATCAACACTTCTGCTGCCACGATCAGCGACATCGCTGCTACCGAGAAAAAAGCCGCAGAGCGAGAGGCAAAAACTAACAGCGCCGCGAGCAAGCTCTGACCTTCAAAGATCGAAACTTGATTTCGAAACCCGCCATCTGCGGGTTTTTTTACGCCTGTAAAAAAATAAAGGTAAACCTGTTGACTCAAAATAAAGGCTACCCTATATTTCATCCATCGAGACGCCACAGCGACTCGCCAGGGCCTCAACAGACCCACCGCTCTTTAACAACTCAGGATCCTCGCCATCGACTACCCCGGGTTTCATCCGGTAAGTGCGAGCAACAAATAGTCGATGCCATGCCAGCTCTGGAACTGGCCGTGCTCACCAGATGTGAGTACGCGAAACCACGCAAGCCGATCTGCGAAGAACACCGGTCACGAAATGTGTGACGCAGATTAGAGATATGAATCGGGCGATGCGCGTGGTGGAGATGAAACACCCACAGATTTACTGATGCCGCTTCTATGAGGCGGCATTGGAAATCAGCGGAGGGCAAGACGATGAGCAAGGACCAACACAAAGAACAGCAGTTCATGTGCCGCCTGACGGCTGGAGCAGCAAAGCGCCAGGGCATGAAGAGCTTGAGGCGAGAAGCGGTGAAAGCCGCGCTGCTGCATCGGCGCCTGGCACGGAAAGCAGCATGACGGAAATTTTCACTGATGCATCTGGTGACGGGTGCATTGGGAAAACAACCGGAGAAACGGAAATGCAGAAATTCGGATGCTCCAACAATCAGGAAGCAGCGGACAAGGAATGTCGCAGACAGTGCCGACTGGCAAAGCAGAACGGCAGCACGGTTCCTTACAGCCTGTCGCGGATGATTGAAGCAAAGGTGCCGCTATCGACGATCCGTGCTGTGTCCCGATAAGCAGCATGACGGACCTTTTCACCGATGCCCATCCAGAGTGGTGGGCATCTGGAAAACAACCGGGAGTCACAGCGATGAACCTGACAGACAGCAAGCAGGACGAACGCATCAGACAAGCTCTACGCAGCGCAGATAGCAAGGGTCGCCTCGGTGTAGTAGCGGCCGTTGCTGGGATTGCCGGCGGCGAGAGTGAGCTGCGCCGGATCATGAATAGCACAACTGAGCTGGCGCTCATGGACCGAGCAATGCTCGCCATGCACCTCAACTGAATAACCAGCGCCACGACAGCCTGTCGTTAACTGCCCGATCCCCTGGCGCCGGAAGGCATGTCCAGGCCGTATCGGAGAGCACCTTGACCAATCGCACATGCGATCGGCTGCGAAACCGGCGTGTACCTGGGGCTGCGGGCAAGACAAGGTGCTCTACCGATGCGGACGAAACTGCGGCCTATAACCGCCCACCTGCATCACTGCAGATGAATCGCCACAAGAGACGTAGGCGCTCAGGAAAACCCGAAAGGGATAAACCCGGCAATTGGCAGCCGGGCATCTGCATCAATCTCCACAGGGTTGCGAGTTCGCGGCCGGGAGAGCCCGGGGCCCACTGCACATCCCACCGGGAGGGAGCCGAAAGGTAGCAGCAGCCCGCACATGCGGAACCCCTTCCCCCGCCTCTATTGCGTCAGCACTCACCCCGCGCCCATCGGCAGCGGGAGGAAGGAGTGTTGACGAATACAGGTGAACCAACGACTGAGGAATCAGCAATGTGTACTTGCAAACAAGATACCGAGGCGCGGCTGCTTGAGGCTCTGCCCGCCGATCTACCGGAAGGATTCAAGGGCTTGAGTGCGCGACTGACCGGCTACGCAATGATGTTTGGCGGGCAGAAGGCGCAGTTCAAGCAGGTCATGCCCATTGAAGTGACGTTTCAGGCCCCGACCAAGGCTGGCGTGATGAAGGACAAAAAGAGGTCGATGAGCATGCTGGCTAACTACTGCATGTTCTGCGGTGAGAAATACGACAAGGACGAGTCGGCAGCTGCCGCCTAACCCCAAACACTGGAGGTCGCCATGAGCGATTTCGGATATTGCGAAGGCGACACCTGTCGTCGTAACGGCTGCAAGGGCGCCATTCAAATGCGCAAGGCAGAAAACTGTAGCTGCCACATCAGCCCACCCTGCTCCGCCTGCACCGCGCCGCGCCATTTCTGTGATGCGTGCGAATGGGATGAGGCGGACGACGAGGTGATCAATGACTTCATCGTCAACGTCGACAAGTCCACCGGCAACTATCGGAGCTGGGAGCCTCGGCCGCTCGACCCGACGAAGATCGATTACAGGATCAAGTCGCACACCAATTCGTCTCAAATCTGCGAAGGCGTCTATCCCGAAGGCACGACCATTGATGAGGTGCGAAAGCTGGTGATCGGCACGTTCGGCGGCCGCTTCGAACGTTTCGGCGGCGGCAAATTCAAGTACATCGCCTACACCGATTGACCCGCCACCCTGGAGGCAACAATGACCTTAGCACTGAATATCTGTCAGGCCATGCACGACGCGAAGTTGCCTCCATCGGTGAGCGAAAGCTCTAGGGAGGTTGCGCGGGCTGAGTGGCTGTACAACGCAGTTGAAGACCTGCTCCTGGGCCAGGACGTGAAGTTCCAGCGCCGGATGCGCCAGCCTCAAGGCGTGACCGTGGCGGACCTGGCTCTAGCCGTGGATGAGCATGTGAACGGCCGGCTGGCGGACTGCAAGGTTCACTCCCCTGCCCTGGGCTGGCTGCTGCTCTCCGCTGGCCGGCCAGACAAGAACGCCATCGCCGAATTGCTCGGACCCAGCGACCACCCCTTCGGCAAGCTCGGCGAAATCGCGGAGGGCCTACTTCGACCCCTGGTCGATGACGCCCTGATCGCCCAGGCCGAGGACGGCCTGCTATGAGCCAGCAAGCCACCATGGCCCGCCTGGACCTGGAAGTCGCGAAGATGTCCAGGTCCTGCACTCCGGCGCCCGACCGCACCTTCGTCATGGGCATGATCGAAATGGCCGAGTTCGCCGAGATCATTGATTCACGCACCGCCAACCGTTACCGGGATGCGCTGGACGCCAAGTTCGTTGAGCGCAACGGCCACTTGAAGGGAGCCTTGATATGTCCACTCCTATCGTGAAATCGCTGATCGACGAGCAGATGGATGACATCGAACGTCGAATCGCCATCCTCGGCTTCGGCCTGCCGTTCAATGAAGTGATCGGCCGCAAGCGCGATGACCTGGTCCGCGACCTGAAGGCGCCGCTTTCTGTGACCATGAAGGGCGGTCGAATTGCTGTGAGGATTCGGCCATGAAAGCCCTCTACTGGATCCTCGGCACCGCCGTTCTCCTGGTTATGTTCGACTACATGACTCAGCGCGATGCACGAAGTGCATGTCAGGCGCCTCAGCTATCGCAGGTGCTCCGGTGAGCGCCCGCCAGCGCCAACGCAGGCTCTACGCCTGGCGCGGCTCAGCCATCGTCCTTCTGTTCTGCACCGCCTGGATGCTTGCCAGCGCCTACGCCGGTCACATCACTCAATAAACCAACTCTTCAAGCGCTGCGCACGTCGCGGCAAGGATTCGCTCGTGTCCGCAAATACCGAACTGGCCGTAGTGCCGCCCGCAGAAACCGCCCTGGCCGTCTACAGCAAACCGAACGGGCTTGATCCTTGGCTTGACCAGGTGCGAGCAAAGGTTGACGAGTTCAAGAAGGTGCTGCCAGACCTCAAAACTCGCAAGGGTCGTGAGGCTTACGCATCAATGGCTCATTCGATTGCGAAATCGAAAACTGCACTTGAAGCGGTAGGCAAAGAGATTTCCGCTAAGCAAAAGGAGATCCCGAAGCTGATCGACGCCGAGCGCAAGCGCGTATGGGACACGCTGGAGCTGTGGCAGAAGGAAGTGCGCAAGCCACTGGATGATTGGCAGGCAGCAGAAGACGCCCGGGTCGACAAGCACAACGACGGGGTCGAATCCATTAAGGCTATGGCCCGATTCGAGGAGTCGCCGACCGCTGCGCACGTTGCGCAAATCATTGGCGACCTAGAGCTGCTGGCCCTGGACGATTCGTGGGAAGAGTTCCTGGCTGAAGCCGCCCAGGTGAAAGACCAAACGCTGATCAAGCTGCGAGCCTTGCACGCAGAGCGAGCTCGATACGAGGCCGAGCAGGCCGAACTGGTCCGGCTGCGCGCCAAAGCGGAAGCCCAGGCCCAGCGTGACCGTGACGCAGAGATTGCCCGCGAGGCCACCGAGCGCGCAACCCGCGAAGCAGAGGAGAAGGCTCAGCGTGAGCGTGATGCCGCCGCTCAGCGCGCACGAGAGGAGAAAGCAGCAGCCGAGAAGCGGGAGAACGACCTGAAGCTGGCCGCCGCTGAAGCCGAACGCAAAGCCGAACAGGCCAAGCGCGAGAAGAACGAGTCGGACCAGAAGGCCGAGCGCGACCGCCTGCAAGCAATCGAAGACCAGAAGCAAGCCGTCGAAAAAGCGCGTCTCGATGAGATTGCCCGCCAGAAAGCCGCAGCGGACGAAATTATCCGCCAGGAAAAGCTGCGCGAAGCTGACAAGGCGCACAAGGCCAAGATCAATCGCGCCGCCCTGGAAGCCTTCATCGCCGGCGGCATGACCGAGGAATGCGCAAAGCAGGCAATCACCCTGATCGCTCAGCGCAAGATCCCCGCCATTTCAATTCAGTACTGAGGTTCCCATGAGCCAAGCAGCCATTGCCGAAAGGCAAACCGACGTCCAGCGGGTCGAGACGCCATCGGGCGTGGCGCCGGCCACCGAGTCGGCGATGATGATCCAGATGATTCAGCGCGCAGCAGCTGACCCAACTGTCGACGTGGACAAGATGGAGCGCTTGATGCAGATGCACGAGCGATTCGTGGACCGACAAGCATCGGCGGCATTCAACGCGGCAATGGTAAGGGCGCAGCGCCGAATCAAGCCGGTCGCGAAGAGGGCTTTCAACGCTCAGACCAGCAGCAACTATGCAAAGCTCGAGGATATCGACCAACAAATCAGTCCCGAATACACCGATGAAGGGTTTTCGCTCTCTTTCGGTACCGACGACTCGCCTCTGGCCGGGCATGTCCGCATTGTTTGTGACGTGATGCATGAGCATGGTCACACGAAGCGCTACATGATGGACCTGCCGCTTGACTCCGCCGGCATCGCTGGCAAGGCAAACAAAACCGGCGTGCATGCCCACGGTTCCACCCATAGCTACGGCCGTCGGTACTTGACCATGGATATCTTCAACGTGGTCACAGTGAATGAGGACAACGACGGAAACGCCCCGCCGCCACCTGAGCCAGTCATCACCGCCAGCCAGGCCGCCCAGCTCGACGCCATGCTGAAGAAGTGCAGCCCAGTACTGCAAGACAACTTCGCGGCGAAGTATGGGTGCGCAGCGAATGTCTTCAAATCCGAATTCGATGCAGTGTCAGCACGGATCAGAAAGGCCGCAAGCCGGCCCCAGGAGTGAACCATGCAAGTTATTACCGATATAGCGCAGGGCACTCCTGAATGGCTTGAGCTGCGCCTGGGCATAGTCACCTGCTCTGAGTTGGACTGCTTACTGGTCGACGGCAAGGGCGAGGCTGGCTTTGGTGTCGCCGCCTTCACCTACATGAACACACTGATTGGAGAGCGCATTACCGGGGAGGCGGCCGATCCTTTCACCGGCAACCGCCATACCGAGCGCGGCCATGAGTTGGAAGGCGTCGCCCGCAGGCTGTACTGCGACAGCGAAGAAGTAGAAACGACAGAAGTCGGGATCATTCTCAACCACGGCATAGGCTATTCGCCCGACGCCCTAGTCGGCGACAAGGGTTTGACCGAGATCAAAACCAAACTTCCGAAACTTCAGGTCGACGTGATCCTGGGTGGAACGATACCGAAAGAGCACGTTGCCCAGTGCCAGGGCGGACTGTGGGTGTCGGAGCGAGAGTGGATCGACTTCATCTGCTACTGGCCTGGCATGCCACTCTTCGTAAAGCGCACCCACCGGGACGAAGCGCTGATTCGCAAGCTCTCGGAGCGGGTGAAGACCTTCTACGAAATCCTCGACGAGCGCATGAACAAGGTGTTGGGGATTGCAGCATGATCAGCCTTGAACTCAGCAGCATCCAGCAGAAAGACACGGACCGCGCCTGGCTGGCCCAAGCCATGGACGAGTACCTATCTCGCGACAAGGTGATTGAAGTGGTCCCGATCAGCCGAAGCCTGTTCAACCCGGCCCCGTTCAACAGCGAGCCTATCGCGCCGTCGGCGGCCAGCGAGAAGTCACCAGCCCAGCGCAACTTCGCGATCCGCGCCGCTAAGGACGCCAAGAAGAAGGCCTACGAAGCGGACATAGCCGAGAAGATGCAGGCCTACCGCCACAAAGGCATCTGCGCCGCAGCGAAGGGGCTGAACATCGGCGATCGCACCGCACGTCGCATCGCAGACTCACACGACGTCAAGTTCAACCGGCTATCAGCGAAGGACGGCGAAGCACTGGCCCCAAGGATCAAAGCGATGATTCTTGAGGGCCTAACCCAGGACCAAATGTCAGCCGAGCTGGATATCACTCGCGCAGTGCTCAAGCGTATCGCGGGCCATAACGGCCTCCGGTTCCGCTGCCCATCAGCACTGGCAAGGGATCGCGCCCTGGTCGAGCGCATCAAGGCTATTCGGGATATCGGCTGTACCCGGGCGGCCTGCGCCAGGCAGCTTGAGATCAACGCCAAGGTACTTCTACGGCTGATCGCCGAGTACGAAATAGACTTCCCCATCCAAGGGGAAACCCGGGAGGCAGCATGAGGAACATAACTGCTGATGAAGCTCGAGAGCTTCTGCATTACGAGCCAGAAACCGGGGTTTTCACAAGAAGGGTCAAGACTAGCAGCCGCGCCAAGGCCGGGTCGGCGGCGGGAACCGTCAATGGACGTGGCTATCTCCGCATAAGACTAACAGCCAAGCAATATCTGGCTCATCGTTTGGCTTGGTTGATTATGACAGGTGAGTTTCCTCCTGAGCAGATCGATCACATCAATGGCGTTATAACTGATAACCGTTGGTGCAATCTTCGCTCTGTCACAAGGCAAGAGAACAACAGAAACAGAGCTGTCCGTCGCGATAGTGCATCCGGGATTATGGGAGTTCGTAAGCATCGCCCCACGGGCCCGTGGGTCGCGAGAATTACGGTTGACGGCCGTCGAATAAACCTGGGGTACTTCAAAGATTTGGCTGATGCAATAGCGGCGAGGAAGCTGGCTGAGGCCAAGCATGGATACCATGAGAAAAGCGGTAGGCGCAGCCATGACTAAGCAAATCAAAAAGCGATGCAAACCCCACAACATCAAGGCCAGGATCGAACGCTCCTGCCGCGCCATCCTCAGCACCAACCATGTGTGCGTGGTCAACATCGACCCCAGCGGCCGGCAGTGGATGTTCAACTGGAAGACATCCAGGGTTATCCGCAGCCGACACGTCGTCGATGCGATCTTCGATGTCGCCCACAACTGGACGATCTACATCAGCGGCATGTGCGTCAGGCAGGACGGCAGCGAATACCTTAAGTCCTTGGAGATCGCGCCAAACGGGATGTACCTAGCCAGCCAGCTCACCGAGGTGATCGAGCAGTACTACACCCAGGTTCGCGATAGCTGCAACCCGCAGCACCTGGTGGCCTACGGCTGGATTGCAATTCCAAGTTCGGTATCGCTGGACGAGGCTCAGGCCGCGAAAGTGTTTGCCGCCGCCGGCGCCTGGAATCAGGTCAAGGTAGCAGCGTGAGACGTTTCCGCACCCAGCAACGCAAACGACAGACCTGGTTGGCGCTGCCGGCCAGTGGAATAACGGAGAACGGCCATGGCTGCTGCTCAAAAAGAACGCTCAGCGAAGACCGCGGCGAAGCGAAAGAGCCGCGGCGAAGAGGAAATACGGCTTCACTGCCTGCCCGGTACGCGCCAGGCCTTGGCTGAGCTGATGGCCTGGAGCGGCATCGAGGAACAGGGCGAGGCCATCACGCTGATGATTCACCATCTGCATGGCCTGGGCCCGGGCGGCGCCCTGCCGCTGCTTTCAATCCCGCGACACGAATACGTGATACCTGAAAACGTGTCGCGGAAATTAAAGTTGGCCTTCAACCGTGAAGCCCTTCGTATCTGCACCGACGAATAATCAAAAACGCCGATACCCCGGTGACGGGCCTGGCGTCATCCTGAGGAAAACCCATGAAGCCTGAAATGATTACCCTGAAGCACGGCGACGCCACGATCAAGATGCCGGCCTCCTCCCTCGCAAAGCTGGCGCTCGCGAGTACCTTTGCTGTTGTGTTTCCGCAGGCGGCGAATGTCGAGCCGACCGTAGTCGGTACTGCCCCAGCCCTGGGCGAATACTGGCCCGGCCAGGGCGGCATCAACGGCGGTCTGGTCGCAGCTCGGGGCGATGTCCCGGCCCACTACCTGATCTTCGCCGCAAAGGATGCCGGAAGCTTCGAGTGGGGCCCGCGTAACACTGACCTGCCGGGCACCAGCAAAACGGATGGAAAGCTCAACACCGAGCTGATGTGCTTCGAGGAAAAGAATTACCCGGCGGCCAATGCCTGCGCCGAGTATGAGGCGGACGGACACAACGACTTCTATCTGCCCGCTGCCGCCGAGCTGTACCAGGGCTGGCTGAACTGCCCTCAGGTATTCGCCCAGGACTGCTACTACTGGTCGAGTTCGCAGCGCTCCGCCCACTACGCATTCTTCATGCACTTCGGTGGTGGCCTTCAGGGCAGCTTCGCCAAGCTCAACGAGTTCCGCGTCCGCCCCGTCCGCAGATTCTTTATTTAATCCTTCATCCATTCGTTCTTGATCCGGCACCGGGCGCAGCAGCGCCTTTTTTGTTGCCTTCGAAAAGAGGAAAGACCATGTCCGCAGCAGCTCAAGCAGTACCAGCATTCACCATCCCGGAAATCGGCCAACCGTTCGGCGGCGGCTTCTTCTCCGGCATCACCCGCGACCCGGACACCGGCAAGCGTTACCTGAATATCACCGCCGGCGCCGAGCATGAGCTGGTAGGTGCCTGGGGCAAGTACGGCGAGAAGATCGAAGGCGCCGACAGTTTCACCAACAGCCGGGCCAACACTGAGGCCATGGCCGCCGCCGGCAGCGAACTGGCGCAGAAGGTCCTGAGCCTGGACATCGGCGGCTTCACCGACTGGGCGATACCCGCCCGCGACGTGCAAGAGCTGCAGTATCGCCACTTCAAGCCGACCACCGAAGAGAATTGGCAGTACGGGCGAAGCGGCGATAACCCCAACAGCGAGCCGGTCGGCCTGCTGTACGCCGAAGACTCGCCAACCCAGACCGGTGTCGAAGCCTTCCATGAAGGTGGCCCTGAGGCGTTCCAGGATCGCGCCTACTGGTCGAGTTCGCAGCGCTCCGCCGACAGCGCGTTCTTCATGGGCTTCGGTGGTGGCAGTCAGGACTTCATCGGCAAGGTCTTCGAGTTCCGCGTCCGCCCCGTCCGCAGTCAATTTATTGATTAATTTGCTTATTTAATCCGGCCGCTTGCGGCCGGTGGCCCAAGGAGGGCGCGCCAATGGCGATGCATACGGAGTTGCAAATTTACAAGGTCTCGATGGGCTTGCTCCAGATGGCTACGAGCCTGACCCGAAACATCCCCCGCGACCTGAAGCAGTCCCTCGGGAAGCGCGTCATCGATGAGTGCATCGACGTGCTGATGTTGATTGCCCGGGCCAACTCGACCCGGGACAAGCATCCACACCTGACCTCGCTGGTAGAGAAGGTCCAGGTCATCGAGTTCCTGATGCGGCTTTTCAAGGAAAGCCGTTTCATCAGCGTCCCGCAGCATGCCAAGGCTATCGAGGTCACCACCTCAATTGGCAAACAGGCGAACGCCTGGAAACGCTCCACCCCAACCGCGCCCGCCATCTGAGAGTTACGGCTTTCAGGTCTGTGCGAATTGAATCTGGTCGTGTCGCTGACCTTCGGGTCACCGCCATGCGCACAAGAGATACCGCCGGTCTAAAGCGTCCGTGTAGGTCTTGCGCAGTTTCCTCGCTGATCGGCTCTGCCTTCGGCTTGGCGACGTAGATAGCACGATAGGTCGCAGCGCTCCGCCAACAACGCATTCAACATGAACTTCGATGATGGCAATCAGAACAACAACGACAAGAACAACGAGTTCCGCGTCCGCCCCGTCCGCAGATTCGAACGTTGGTCCCTACCCGTTCAGCGATCTTGTCCAGGCCTATTACGACTGCCGACGCTCCAAGCGCAACAGCGACAGCGCGCTGGCTTTCGAAATGGATATGGAACGGAACCTGATCGAACTGCACAACGACCTGACCGCCGGCACATACCGGCCAGGCCGCTCCATCTGCTTCGTGGTCACCCGACCGAAAGCCCGGGAAGTCTGGGCAGCAGCCTTTCGGGACCGCGTCGTCCACCACCTGCTGTACAACCATGTGGCCCCGCGCTTCTACGCCAGCTTCATAGCGGACAGTTGCGCGTGCATTCCAGGGCGCGGCACGTTGTACGCCGCAAAGCGCCTTGAATCGAAGATCCGCAGCGCCAGTGAGAACTGGTCGAAGCCGATCTTCTACCTGAAGTGCGACCTTGCGAACTTCTTCGTCGCCATCGACAAAGAGGTGCTGCGCCGGCAGTTGGCCGCCAAAATCACCGAACCCTGGTGGCTGGCACTCGCTGAACAGATCCTGATGCATGACCCTCGGGAGGACTATGAGGTGCGCAGCCCGGCCCATCTGTTCAACCGGGTACCGCAGCACAAGCGCCTGACCGCGCAGCCTGCTCGCCTGGGCCTGCCCATCGGCAACCTGTCGTCGCAGTTCTTCGCCAACGTCTACCTCGACGCCCTGGACCAGTTCGCCAAGCACCAGCTCAACGCCAAGCATTACGTCCGCTACGTCGATGACTTCGTGTTCCTGCATGAGTCGCCGCAGCAGCTCAACACATGGCTGGCCCAGGTGCAGGCGTTCCTGCCAAGCCTGGGCGCCAAGCTGAACCCCAGCAAGACCATCTTGCAACCGGTTGACCGGGGCGTGGACTTCGTCGGGCATATCATCAAGCCGTGGCGGCGGACCACCCGTAAGCGATCCCTGGCCCAGGCTTTGAAGCGAACAGCCCAGGCGCCCGCCAAGGATCTTCGCGAGACCGCCAACAGTTACTTCGGCCTGCTGAGCCAGGCCAGCCACAGCGAGAAGGACCGGGCTGCACTGGCTCGGGTCGTGCTGAAGCGCGGCCACACGGTCAACGGCAGCCTGACCAAGACCTACCCGAAGAAGTAACCCCACAAACTCGAATCACGCCAACCGGCGAGGATCCCCATGTTTACAGCAATCGATTTGTTCGCCGGACTCGGCGGATGGTCTACCGGTGCCCGCGATGCCGGCGCACAGGTTCTTTGGGCTGCCAACCATTGGCCGGCCGCGGTGGAATGGCACGCGGCCAACCATCCCGACACCCAACATATTTGCCAGGATCTTCACCAAGCTGACTGGTCGCAGGTGCCGAAGCATGACTTGATGCTGGCCTCTCCCTGCTGCCAAGGCCACACGAAGGCCCGAGGTCGCGACAACGGCAAGGCGAAGCATGACAAATCGCGCTCAACCGCGTGGGCACCAGTCTCGAACGCGGAGGTCAATCGGCCAGAATTCGCCATAATCGAGAACGTACCTGATTTCATGGACTGGGTTCTGTACCCCGCCTGGGCTTACGCAATGCAGCGGCTTGGCTACTCGCTGGCGCCTCATGTTGTGGACTGCGCAGACCTTGGCGTACCACAGCACCGTGTGCGTCTGTTCATGGTTTGCTCACTCAGCAAGGCCCCTCTGCACCTACAGCTGCCCCGCTGCCAGCACGTCCCCGCCCGCGACATCCTGGACTTCGACGCCGGTAACTGGAGCAAGATCGACAAGCCTGGGCGCGCCGAGTCAACGCTGCTGCGTGTGAAGAATGGCCGCGAGCGCTTCGGTGATCGCTTCATCATGCCCTACTATGGATCGGGCTCAGGCCTTACTGGGCGAAGCCTGGATCGGCCCATCGGCACCATCACGACCCTTGATCGCTGGGCCCTGGTGCGCGGCGACGAGATGCGCATGATGTCGGCGGACGAAGCCCTGGCAGCCCAGTCCTTTGGTCCAGACACCAAGCGGCCTGACAACCACCGACTGACGATGCACATGACTGGCAACGCGGTACCGCCGCTGGCCGGGAAGATCGTCATCGAAGAGCTCAAGCGAGCCGCATAACTCCTCACTCCACCGCCCGGGCATGCCCCGGCAAGGACATAGCCATGCCCGCAGAAAACAAACAGGCCGAGCCGGGGCCCAGCTTCAACACGCCAGACGCTGGCCGCGCCTACATCGCCAAACTGTTCGAGACCGTGCTCCGGCGCCACGACTATCGCCAGTACATCAGCGAGCGCCTGGCGGGCGACTTCGCTTGCACCCTGGCGCAGCACTTCGAAGAAATCAAAGCTCGCGAGGCCGCCCTGCAGCTCCTGCTGAACGAGCGCGACGAGCAGGTGCACAGCCTGGAGCAGCGGCGCCAGGCCGAGCAGCAGGCGGGCCAGGCGGCAGAGCGCGAAGCAGTGCGGTATCGCTTCCTGCGAAAAGTAACGCCTTACCGCTTCAAGAAGATGCAAGACGCCGCCGCTACTGATGGTGGGGACGTTATTTATTTCCACGCGGACAGGTTTGACGCTGCTGTCGACGCCGCTGAGGCAAAAAGTCATGACGCATAAATGCTACCGACGCGATCCAGACGTAAAAGCCGTCACCGATCTTGTTAGCGATGAAGAGATGAATGGCTCGTTCCGAAGCACCAACTTCGGCCACGACGACTTTCGCGGCCTTCTGGCCCAAGGCTGTATCAAGGCGCTGGCCGGCTGGCACCAGGGCCACACGCTGACAACAATCCTCGACGAGCTGCGGCTGATCAGCTGGAACAAGCAAACCAGCAAAATCAAGGTCACCGCCAAGGGGCGCCATTACATCTGGCTCGCCTTCAAATGTCGCCCAGGAGTCTAAGCCATGAAGCACGCCCTACGACGAAAGCTCGAGGCCTGGCTGATCCTGCTGGCAGCGGGAATCCTGATGGGTCGCAACGTCCACCGCTCCCCTGTGACATCCCGCCGCGACAACAACGACATGTGGTCCATGGCCGAAAAGCTCGAAGCCATCGCCAAGCGCATCAGCAAGAACTACCCGTAACCCCTCCCCCTTCAAAGTCAGCCGCTATAGCGGCAAGGACGAAGTCATGCCTGAAGAAAATGGAAAAGAAGTGTTCGAATTGAACGGCGGCCAACCTGCACCAGTTCCATTGCTCGCCTTCATGGTCGGCGACTGCGATTGGGTTGCGGCTGTCGATGAGGCAGGCGCACGTCGGGTGCTCGAAGAAATGAACGGCGAAGAGCCAGGCGCCTACGACGACTGGGATGTTGAGCTTGTAAGTGATGAATGGCTCGACAAGCCGTGGTGCGATGAAGATGACCGCACGAAGATCGTCGGCACGTTGCGCGAATGGCTGGCCGCCGCCACGGAGCCGGCATATCTCGCTGGGACGGAGTAAGCCATGACCGCAATCAAAGAACGCCCCATCCTGTTCTCGGCGCCGATGGTGCGCGCCATCCTGGAAGGCCGGAAGACGGTCACGCGGCGCGAGGTGAAGAAACGCGCGGCTCTGGATTGCTTGGCCGCAGGGTTTGAGCCAGCGTTTCTTGCGTTGCCTGGTAATGCTGATCTTTGTCCCTACGGCAAGTCAGGCGACCGGCTGTGGGTGCGCGAGACCACCGAGGCCGACTACGCCAACGGAGCAGTGCTCTCTCGATACGCCGCTGACAAGGAGCCCGTGTTGTACGGCGGCTGCGAAGATCCTGAGTACAACGGCAGCGTAGCTCACTGGAATTACCCGCGAAAGTCCCGACCAAGCATCCACATGCAACGCTGGGCCAGCCGCATCCTGCTGGAGATCACTGACGTACGCGTCGAGCGGTTGCAGGACATCAGCGACGAGCAGGCCCAGGCCGAGGGATGCTTTTTCACCGACTACGGCCGCAAGTGCGGACACGGCGGGAAGGGTTGGACTGATGTCGGTTCATGCCCTGCGCCGGAAGCGCATCACCCCCAGCGTGACGGCTGGATGTGGGACAAGACAACCAGTTCCAGCCAGTGCCTTGGCGCGCCGCGCTGGGCGTTCGCCAACCTATGGAACAAAGTGAATGGGCCAGATGCCTGGGACGCCAACAGCTGGGTCTGGGTCGTCGAGTTCAAGCGGGTGACCCCATGATCCTCAAAGCCGCAGCCATAAGCGCCTGCCTCTGGGGCGCTATCTTCTTCTCTGTTGCAGTGGTGATGTCATGAGCGAACAGATTCGAGAAGAGTTTGAAGCCTGGGCCAGGCATAACGGCATTTCTACTGTTCGGACTCCCAGCGCTCTGATGTTCGCCAATGGTCAGCGCCGCGCCGAGGGGGATTACATAATGGTCGAATCGCTATGCGCATGGGAATCCTGGAAGGCGTCCCGCACCTCCCTGTTAGTGGAGCTGCCCGAAGCCTACGAAAACGACGCCGACGGCCACTGGCTGATACGCCGGGCCGAGGCAAAGCAGATGATCGAGGCCCAGGGCCTGAAGGTGAAGCCATGATCCTCCCCCTGCTCTACATGGCCTGGCTGGTGTATCGAGGGCCCAGGCCATGAATGATCGCGAACTTATGAAGCTGGCGGCAGGGGCAGCTGGATTATACGTCTGCTCCGACCTCGAACACCTCGGCCTGAAGGAATGGGGGCCTGATCTTTGGGTCAAGGAAGACAAGTTCGGGAATTACCGGAAATGGAACCCGCTCGACGACGACGGCGATGCTTTGCGTTTGGCCGTGCAACTGGACCTGCTGATCTACTCGTACTCGGCAGAGCAAAAATGCGTCGCCAAATGGTCCGGGTCGGGCATGTCAGTTGAGTATTGGCACTGGAATGACAACCAGGGCCAGGGCCCCGCAATGCGGCGCGCCATCGTCCGCGCTGCTGCTGAAATCGGCAAAGCAATCCCCTAACCCCAATCCACCTACAGCCTGCCGGTGAACGGCGGGCGAGGTATTCGTATGCCTGATCAAAAATCTTTGCTGCGCGATGTGGCGGTCGATGCGATCTTCGATATCGCCCAGCACTTGCCGCTCGACTGCCAGATGTTCCTGGTGATGTGCCGCCCCGGGGAGGCCGACTTCGACCTGGTGCTGCCTTCGCCCGAGGCAAACCTGAACAATGCGCTCGATGCGCTGCGCCGCCAGGGCCTGAGCATCGACGGCGACAACGCCTACAAGCGCGATCTGCTCGACGCAACCGTGGGCGCACTGGCAATGGGCGCGCAGAACTCCAACCCACCGCCAGCCGGACACTGGGGGCAGCGCTTTTGGGATATCGGTCGAGAAGAGCGCGGACTGCATGAAGAAATGGTCGCGACGCTCCGTGAGTCTCGGCAAGTGCTCGCCATGGCACTCAAGACGGGCGCGCCCGATTGGTTCGACACCGATGAAAAGGTTTCGCTGCACGTCACTGTGCAGCGGATCGACGCAGTCCTGGCCAAGGCCGGCGCATAACCCATCACCACCTTCTGCCGCCACGCGCGGCATGGAGCACACCATGTCTGCAAAAAAACTGTTTGAAGTCCTGATGGGGGCCCTGCTCTACCTGCTGGTCACCCTGCTTTGGTTCGGCTACGCCGTCACTGGAATGCTCGAGCACGACACCGACGTCGCTCTGATCACCGCCGGCTTCGGCACGATGGTCTGGCTCGCTGCAACCGGCTGCATCGCCATCTACATCATTCAGAAAGCGCGCCCGTAGCTGGGCGCCACGTCTTTGCCGCTGATCGCGGCCCGGAGCAGAACCTCTATGGCAAACAAAACTGCCGCCCAGGTAGCGCCAATCCTGCCCCGGTTTATCCGGGCCGGCGATGCCTATGGCTATCTCGGCATGTGCCGGGACGAATTCAACAAAACCGTGCGCCCTAACGTCCGCGAATTTCCGATAGGAAAACAGGGTGTCGGGTTCGATCGGCTGGAACTTGATGCGTGGGCGGACGCCTATGTCGAAAGCAAGTCGATTGAAAAGGCGGCCAATCAGGACAACAATCAGCCCCGCAGCGAGCGCCATGCCGGGGCCACAGGAGCAACGTCATGGCCCAGAAAGCAATTACCGGCCTCCAGAAAATGCCGAACGGCATCTGGAAGATCGACAAAAAATACAGAGGAGAACGAATTCAGGAAAGTACTGGAACTTGTGACCGGGCGGAAGCCGAGCAGTACCTGATTCACATGCTGGAGAAACTGCGCCAGCGAAAGGTCTACGGGGTTCGGCAGGTAAGGACCTGGCGGGAGGCGTCGATTCGCTTCTTGATGGAGGTGCGCAACCAGCCGTCGATCCATATCTCGGCGACCTACATGGCGCAGCTCGATCCATTCATTGGTCACCTGCCTATCACTCATGTGGACGATGACGCGCTGGCCCCATACATCCGGTCGAAGCTTGAGCCGGAGAATGGAAAGCCGGTGACGAACAGAACCGTGAATATCGCGCTGCAACGTGTTATCCGGGTTCTGAATCTGTGTGCAAGGAAATGGCGCGACGAGGAGCGGCGGCCCTGGCTCGACGTCGTGCCAATGATATCGCTGCTGGACGAGAAGACAAACTGCCGCAAGCCCTACCCACTGTCCTGGGAAGAACAATCGATTTTGTTCGCGGAGTTACCAGCTCACCTGCAGACGATGGCCATGTTCAAGGTGAACACCGGTTGCCGAGAGCAGGAGGTTTGTAAACTGCAATGGGATTGGGAGATTGCGGTGCCGGAGTTGGGAACGAGTGTGTTCCTGATACCTGCGGGGTTCGGGGGCCGAAGCGCGAAGGCCGGGGTAAAGAACCGGGACGAGCGCTTGGTAGTGCTGAACGATGTAGCCAAGTCGGTAATAGAGAAGCAGCGCGGCATGCACCCGCTGTTCGTATTTCCTTTTGGCAAACCGGATGGTGAGGGGAAAGAAACGACCGTTCACCGCATGAATGACTCAGCATGGAAGAAGGCCAGAATCAGGGCGGCGAAGAAGTGGCAAGAAAAGTACTTGAGACCAGCGCATGACGGTTTCGCGAGAATTCGCATTCATGATCTCAAGCACTCGTTCGGGAGACGGCTGCGCGCCGCGGGTGTGACCGAGGAAGACCGGAAAGCTTTGCTCGGACACAAGAACGGGAGCATCACCAGCCACTACTCAGCAGCGGAACTGGATCAGCTAATTGCGGCGGCAAATAAGGTATCAGTAACCGACTCGCGCGCACCAGCGCTGACGATTCTGAAGAGGAGACAGATGTGAGCCAAACCCCTAGGGTCACTTGAAAAGTCACTGGGGCAGAAACGACAAAGCCACCAAAAGGCGGCTAAGTCATTGAAAAATATGGTCGGGACGGAGTGATTCGAACACTCGACCCCTAGCACCCCATGCTAGTGCGCTACCGGACTGCGCTACGCCCCGACTAGGCGTGAATCTTGTCCCGCTTCTCAGCGGAACGCTCAGGAATATATCGCAAGCTTTTGAAAACTGGAAGTATTTAAAACAGAAATTTATTTCTTGAGTACCACCAGCACATCTTCAAGCTCGGCGATCATCTGGCGGATCATTTGTTTGTACTGGGTTGTGTCGTCCTTGGCCTCGTCACCGGAGAGGCGCAGGCGTGCGCCGCCGATGGTGAACCCTTGGTCGTACAGCAACGCGCGGATCTGCCGGATCATCAGCACGTCTTGTCGCTGATAATACCGGCGGTTGCCGCGGCGCTTGACCGGGTTGAGTTGAGGAAACTCCTGCTCCCAATAGCGCAGCACGTGCGGTTTTACCGCACACAGCTC